TCTAGCTTTTCTACATTACTAAATCTATCTAAATTTTGTCCTATGTAAGCCATATTAATATTGTAATGATACTCCTCTAATTCTAGCTTCTTTACTTCCACTAGCTTGGTTAGCAAATTCTAATTTATATTTTAACTGTGTACCTGCTGTTACACTCAAGTCATTTACTTTAGCCATCTTAATTCCAGTAGCAAAATTTGGTAAAGCTGTAAGTGTAGCTGTGCTGTAATTGCTGCCATTATCAGCCGAGAGTTTCAGTATTATATCAGTATTTAATGTATTAGTTCCAGCATTGTCTTGATAAGTTATGACTGCACCCATTTTAGAAGTTGATGCTCCAGCAGTTATTGTTGCTCCTTCAAATGAACCAGTTGCAGTAGTTGATAATTGTCTTACTGTTCCTGGAACTGAAAGTGTATCCCACATAAAACTTTGGTCACCTGAATGATATGTTCTAAAACTCATACCACTATAAAAAGTACTGTTTGAAATTGATTGTGTATAACTACTTCCATTAGCAACACTTCCACTATATTCACCTACTTCTGTTCTACTATTTCCAGAAACATCTAAACCATAAAATGTTATTCCTTGGAAACTACCAGCACCATTTCTCCATCTAAATCCAGCAGTTCCATTTGGTTTGAAAGTAACTCCAGATTTAAATCCAATATTAAAATAAATTAATCTATAAGTATTTGAAGTATCTGTATTTTGAATTAGATAAGCTGTATCACTAGCTGGACTTCCAAAAATATAACCTAATAAAGTAGCTTCATGTGAATTTGCAACAGTTTGATTGGCTTGATAACTTGAAGAACTTGCAAAATTAGCATTATTAGAAATAGTTATATCAGCATGACTTCCACTACCAGATGAAGACAATCCAGATGTATTTTTAACAACTGACATCATATCATTATCAGTAGTATCTATGTAAGTTGAATAGTTACTATTATTTAACGTAATTGCACTTTCTGTTTGTGCGACTGTACTTATAAATTCATTAGAATCTCTAACAGCATTAGTTAAATTAGTAATGCCAGAACTATCTTGAAATACATCAAAAGAAGCTGAGTTAGTATTAGAAGCATTAAGATTTTCTTGTGTGTGTACTCTTAATCCTAGTGTAGAGATATCATTGACAATTTTATTATCATCAAAAGAAGTTGCATGTTGAGAAACATTAGATGCCGCTATTCTCGCGTCTGAAAATGTCCCTGATGTAATTGAACTTGCAGGAAATATGTATTTTAAATCTTTATAATTAGCCATATTATTTGTCCTTCAATAACCATCCTTGTGTTGAATCAACATAAACCAATGTAAAAGCTGCTCTTTCAGTTGTTACTGTCATGTCTGATGCTGCACCTTGAATGTTGTGTCCATTTCTTCCTATAGTTATATTATTTGTATCTGCTGTTCCAGCATAATCTATTATTGAAACTTCATTTCCTATAGTTGCAGATGACGGTAAGGTTGCTGTAATAACTCCACCTGTAGTATTCACAAAATATCCTTCACCTGCTACCGCAGTAAAGTTAGCAGTTTTTACTGCTTGCCATGCTGTTCCACCAACACCTGTTGGTAGATTTACAGTTGCAGTAGTTAAATTAATAGTGTCACCAGCTTCACCAATTTGTAAATTAGTTCCTGACTGTGGTATTACTTTATCTACTTCTAACTGACTCATTATATTACTACCAATGTCCCTGTTACTGTAACACTACCAGATACTGTTACCGGTCCTGCTAAAACTCCTGAGTCTACTGTTTGTGTATCAGAAATTGTTGAAGCATGTGTCGTTACATAAGTTGTGGCTGTCATACCTGCTGACGGAGCTCTCTTTGCAGGATAAGTACAAAATACAGTTTTAGTTCCGGCACTGAAGTCTACTTTGTTGTCTGAGTTTGAAGAGGAGATAACGGTATCTCTTGAAAGTGTGTCAGTACCTGCATCAGTTACTGTTCCAATACCGACTTCAAATTCAGCAGTTCCATCGAGTGCTATCGCATAAAACGTACTATTAGTATCACCAATACCTGTAACAAAAGTTTCGAAACCTACTTCGGTTCCTGTTAAACTAAATGTTCCAGTACCAGTAGTCGTACTAGTCTGCTTTACTCTGTCATTTAATACAAAAGCCATTTATTTAAATCCTTAATATTACGCGTCGCCTAATCTGATAATAGCATTTGATGAATCATTTGTAGGAAACTGGATGACGAAGTCACCATTAGTTGCCGTTTTATTTCCACCAAAATCTAAAACCAGTACGAGCTCATTACCACCACCAGTTGATTTATATATAGCAGCTCCCGCAGCAGTCAAAGTTACAGATGAAAAAGTTAAATCAGCGAAATCAATAAAAGCAATATTAGAAGTTATTGATACACCACTGTTTGTTAATGTGTTTCCAGCTGTTGTATAGTTTGTACCAGATGAAGAAACTTCGTTTCCTGTTTGGTAAACTGTTGATGACGTACTGTATCCTGAGATACTAGTATATAAAGCACACTTGAATGTATTTCCTCCATTACCAGAAGTATCAAAATTAAATACTCCTTTTAACAGATTTGTTTTAAACGAATCAGGTACTATGTTTGCCATTTCTTATCTCCTTATTATGGTGATGGTGATTTAATAATATTACGAATAACACCATCTTGGTATTCGTCTCTGCGTCTTCTACCTTCTTGTTCGATAGAATACGATGCTCCAGCTCTCTTATAAGCTGCCTCGTAGTATTGTAACATATCTATTGGACCTTTCAAGTATCCATATGCTTCTACAAGAGATGCGTATAAAAGTAAGTCTTGATATTTGTTAGATAGATAAGTTCCGCTACCACTTTTAGTGGCGTCTGTCAGACTCACAGGCTGTTTCATATAAGCAAGTGTAATCTCGTAGGTAGCATTTGGTGTAGGAGCTACCACCCAAAAATTAGCGTCCCAGTTAGCATAGTATTTTGGAATACCGGATGCTGTGCTGGGTGTATCATAAAAAGCAGCCATGTAACTTGTATCCTTTTTTTCTAAAAAAGTTTGGACATTTGGAGATACGTTTGTATCTTTTAATTGTACATATCTAATATTTCTAAGATCAGATGGTATTGTTACAAACCTGTTCCCAACCGCAAGATTTGATGTAGCGTAGTGTCTGTTATCATCTGAATCTATCTCTCTATAAATTCTGTTTTCTGCGTTTTGTATAAATCTATTTACAACAGCTGTCGTTAAAACACCGCTGTCAACCTCTGTGTAATTTCTTATATCGTCTTGTAAGTTTGTTAAAGTGTATGCCATTATGCGTTTAGAGTTACTGGTCCTGCTGTAACTGTCATTCCTCCTGCTTGTTCTGTTATAGTTGGAGTAGACCCCAATGTAAATGTATACTTATCAGTGCTTGTAACTGTTATTGAAAAACCAGATCCAGCGGTATATGCAGTAGAAGACAATCCTCCTGGAGAACCATCTACGTTTCTAAACCTTACTGTATCATTTGTAGATCTTCCATGGTTTGTATCTGTAACTGTTATTGTTGTAGATCCACTAGTTATTGAAAATGGATTAGGACCTAGTAATCTAGCAACCGCAGGCTCCACTCTAGCTGGAGATGCATTACGTAAACCTTGTGGTTCAGCTGTAAATCTTTTAGGTTCTAGTTGTGGGTGTTTTTGTTCATACTCTGAGACATGAACTCTAGACCCATTCCATTCAATAGCCATCTCTTTATATGGAAACTCTAGGCCCGATCTATCAGAAATAAATTTTGCATGTTTACCAGAAGCCATTAACTAACCTCCGTAAAATATGTTTTAGGTGTGATGAAAGAACTAGATGAAGAACCATCTTCTTGTAGAGCTCTATTTAATTCATCTTCATAATATAATTTAAATTCTTGTGTTCTTTGTGGTGCATATTTTTGTGATAGATAAAAAGATAAACCTGATACCATACAAGGTACAAATCTATACGGTACATCAGTTGCATTAGTGTAAGTGCCTGCATCTTGTATCCTTCTCACATAATAATAATTTATTTTATTACCTGCTTCATTTGCACCAGGTGTTAGATATAAAGTTATTGTAACCCTATCTATAAATCTTTGAACAAAATATTGTGATGGTTGACCAGTAGAACTTTTATTTGACAAAGCTTGATATGCAGATCTTGCAATTTTTGTTAATGGAACATCAACATTATTTGCGTCTCTGTAGCTTGCTTCTAATACATCATCGACACCAAAAACTGCTGTAGCGTCAGATGCACCATCTGCTGCTGATCTAAACATAGTATAGACAGATTGTCCGTTTACCAATGTGATATTATTATTTTGTATCTCCCAGTAGTGAAGACCACGATTAGCCCACTCTTGAAACATTATATCTAATGTTCTTCTAGATGTTTTTAATTGATATCCAGTTACATTTTGAATACCCATTCTTTGAAATGCTTCTTCTATTATTTCATCAATAGAAAAATTTTTTTCAAAAACATATGTTCCAGAGGTTGTGTTAGCCATCTAGCCTCCTACTTGTCAATAATAACAGTTACAGTTGCATTTGATATAGCAGAAATTGTCATTCCACCTTCAAATACTATTCCGTCCTCTGCTAGGTTGTATGAGAAAACATCTCCTGCTGGTACGTCTACTTGAAACTGTGTTACTGAGTTTCCATCTTGTAAAGTAACTGAACCTGCAGAACCAGTTGAAGCTAGAATAATTCCTCTTAATCTAGTTCTTCCTCCGAATACTGAACCTGTTCCTGTTTTTCTGACTGCTTTTACGTCTGACTTCATTATCCCGTATATCCTATTGTTACGGAGTCTGTTGTAGTTAAATCTAAAAAGACTCCTGTTTTGAATCTTATACCAGAACCGGGAATCATTATATCTAATCCTTCACTACTAAACTTAGCTTGAAACTCTACAGGTCCTGAATTTGAAGAACCATCATGTAATTTTACTAAACAATTAGTCCCACCATGGGCTTGTATGTAAGTAACTCTACACGGTCCTAAATTAGTTGAACCACCTGTAATAGTTTTAAAACTACCATCTGCCGTTAACGTAGTAAACTTTTGATCACTTAAAAAAGATCCACCGCCTGCCATAATATTCTCCTTAAATTTGTATGGGGCCGAAGCCCCACACTAAATTAATTATTACGCTTCTTTTGCGAATACACCTTGTACATCAACAATCGTCCAGTGCGTTGTTGAATTTAAAGATGCACATACTACAAAGTCACCAACTTTTGATGTAGCTTTTGTATTAATGATATCTTTGTTATCTGTCAAAGATCCAGCATACAAAATACCGTCGTTAGCGTTTGGGCTAATTGTTAAAGCATTAGTTCCATCTTGAGCTGTATTTACAAAAGTAAATACTCTTCCGATAGAAATTGCAGGTAAAGTAAATACTACTCCATCAGTTTTTGATGTGAAAGTTTTACCAGAATCTGCATTTTGCACTGTGTAGTTAGCTTCTTTGTTTTCTAGATTGAATCCAGTTAAGCCTGACTCGTTAAACTTACCTTGCAGAACCGGTCCTCTAAACAATGTTTGTGCCATAGTATTATCCTCCTAGTTTTATCGAACGCAGTCTCTAGGCCGTCGACTATACTCGTCTACGTTCTGATTAATTGTATAGTGTGTTTTTTATATACTAGATTTGAGTAGAGCGCAAGAGAGCCTGTGGTGTGGATTGGATTTTTCCAACGATGTAGCTTTTTATTAAGTAGCTACTGAAACTTGAGGAGCCGCAGCGTCTATTTTATTCTGTGCATCAGCTTTTTCTGCTTCTGCAAGTTT